CTTTCCAATAAAACCAAAATATTTAAGTTTCTAGCCTTTTTTGCCTTGTTTTGCCCATTTTTTGCTTGTTTTGAGCACTGTGTCAATTTGTGTGCACATTTTGGCGCATTGCATAGGCATAGTCAGCTTGGGTGTAGGTGCGCTCGCCTTGCATCGTCCAGTGTAGGTAGTTACCCTTACGTTCTTGCGCTGTCTTGTGACTGTGGTCAGCTTGACAAAGGCTTTGGAAGATGTTGTGTAGAAAAGCGTGCTTGCCTATGTGCTTCCAGGGGAACACATGATCTACGTGCTGTGCGGCTTCTATACGCCCTCTAGACAGGCAGGCTTGGCATAGGGGCTGTATTGATAGCTGGCGTTGTCTTACGCTGCGCCAGGCCGGTGTCTGGTAGATGCTATCTGTCTGCCTAGCCTCTAGGTTGTCTTTGCCGCCGTGTTTGATGCAATAGCTGTTTAGCTTGCTTCTTGGTTCTTTGCATCCTAGTTCGCTGCACTTAGTGTTACTGGGGTACGTTGGCATTGGAGCGTGAGGGTTGGTGATGCACCACCGCTGTGTCGAGGGAATCGACCATCGCCTGCTTCTCACGCTTGGGATATGGCTTTGCCAATAGTGCAATTTTAACACTCATGTCTTTGTCAAGCGGCATCAAGTATCTGTGTTTTCCCATAGTTTTAATTATTTTGCACTCACTTGGCTTAACAGTTTTACGTTGTTGCCCTTGTTGTATATTCCAACCTTTTTCGCTGACTTGGCGCGAATGAAGTCTTTTCCCTTTGTGCCAATATTCTATGCCTGCCGCTGTATCGCCGCAATAAACCCAATTTCCTGCTTGATAAACACCGCCATAGTGTCCATATTGAGGGTCTGCAAATGAGACAATTAATCTTAAATCTGGGCTATTTTTTTTTAAAAACATTAATGCAAATTTAATTATTTTGCTTACTGTGTTTTTGTGATTTGTTAGCGCAATTCTAGTTAATTCGCCACCTTCGTCTTGTTTTAATCCGTACGGTGTCATTAAATTTGAAGATGCACCTCTGCTAAAAATTACAACGCCAATAAATTTACCATCTTCCCATGCGCCAATTTTTACTAACGGCGGCACTGGAATTGATTTACTGTAATGCCAATGTGTGCAAGCATATTTAGCAGCCTCATGGCTTGCCCAATCTATTTTTAAATTAGGCTTGTCTTGCATCAAATTCTTTTCCGCAATGAGGGCAAGCAATCCATTTAGGGTCTAATTGATCTAACTTGCCTTGATCGTCTTCAGTTGCTACATCAAAATCAGGTGTTTTTAAAGCATTAATGTCATCAATTGTAAAACCAGTAAAGCTAAGATCAAAGCCTGCCTCTTTTAAATCGTCAATCTCAAGCGCCAGCATCTCATTGTCCCAGCCAGCGTTCAGCGCCAGTTTGTTGTCTGCAATGATGTATGCCTGTTTCTGGATGTCGCTCATGTGGCTTAATTCAATGGTGGGCACCTGCGTTTCGCCTAGCTTGTGTGCTGCCAATACCCTGCCATGTCCAGCAATGATGCCGTTTTCGCCGTCTATCAGTACGGGGTTTGTCCAGCCAAATTCCCGTATGCTGGCTGCTATTTGGGCCACTTGCTCGGCGCTGTGCGTGCGGCTGTTGCGTGCGTAGGGGATTAAATCCTCTGTTGCTTTGTACTGTATTTCAATCATTTAATGCCTTTATTGTCTTTTCATGGGCTGCTTGCCACATTTCTTGCCGTTGCTGCTTTGTCAATTTTACGCCTTGATCGACTTCCCAATGGCATTTTTGGCACAGTGCAGCTACCAGGTTATCGTCTGCTTTAACGCCCCTGCCTTTGCCGCCACCCCAGTTTGTATGTGCTGCCTGCACCATTTCCCCGCTACCGCAATGCTGGCAGTCTAGCAAGGCAACACGCTTTAACAATGCTTTGTCTCTGACATATATGTGTTTAGGATACATCAATGCCTTTTAACGCTGCCCAGGCCAGTAGGAATTCAATAAATTCGCTGCTTTCGCCCGTGGTAAATTTGTGGCTTTGCAAGCCCAGCTGCACAATGCGCTCCCCGTCCAGACTCGGGCAGACCTTGCCAATCTTGCGGTTTGTGTCGTGCGCCCACTGGTCAATCAAGAGCCGCTTCCAATCGTCGCTTGTCCAGGTGCTGCCTGCTGCCGCCATCTGTTTCGCTATTTTGTCAATCATGCTGTGAAACATTGCGTTTTGTTCCACGCTTCGCTTGCTCTGCTTGATCTCAATTGTCATCCGGTGTCCTGCCATTAGCATGGATTTGAGCGTAGGCCAGATCACAGTCATCATCTCTTTGTGGGCCTGGACAGGTTCCCAGCAAGTGACTTTCATGGCTTTTTACTGTAACTCTGAAAGGCTGGCACAGGCGGTGGATTTAGTCCACAAAAATGCCTATTAGCTTCTTGCAATGATTTCCACGCCCAGTTGCAGCTTGTACAAACGTAATATGGCGGCTCTGATGCTGGTTTTACTTGTTTTAACATATTATTCCTCGTAACTTGCATCGTAATATGACAGCAGATCACAATTAATATCACCATTTTTCTTTAATTGAACTGCTGCTTCAGTAACAATACTTCTTGCTTTTTGAGGAAAGGCTCTTTGCAAAACTTCAATTAACGTACTTGTCCGAGTTCGTTCAAGAGATGCGTCTTCCAGTTTCTCTAAAATTTCTTTATCAAGTCGAGCAATTGTTTTATCCAATTCACTGACAAGTGCTTCTAAAGCACGGATTTCAATTGATTTGTCCATTATTTTTCCTTGATTAAAACTTCAACACCACCAGTTTCCGCGTACACCTTCGTCGTGTGGATCTCCACCACCTGGTCATCATCTTGATAGACAATGCCGTTCATGCCATCCATGAAGGATTTGACAACATTGTCCAGGTCTGGCTTCTTGCATGGCCTCTCCAAGCCACTTAAACAAGCCTCAGTGCGCTTTTTGGAGTAGGACTGGGGCACAGGTAGCCTGACGTAAATAAACGCCTCTAGCGCCGTTTTAAGCGGTTCACTGCTGCCCATTGCTTGCAAAGCGTAAAACCTGATTTGATCTTCATAGCTTGCAGTGGCTGCATCGGTGTAAGTTTTGACAAAATTACCCCGCCGTGCAAATCGTGGCCTGCCTTTTCCTCTTGGTGGCCCTGGCACTTCAAAACAGATTTGCATCATTTCATAGCCCTAATTTTGCGGTGAATCATCAACGTTATTCCTGGAAAATCCTGTTCCAGTTCGACAAACCGTTGCACCAGGTAGTCCCGTCGCCCATCTTTCTGCGCCTGGTCGCCACCAGCTAACGCCATCTCCGCATACGTCTGGGTCAATGTCTCCAACCAGGCCAAGTGCGGTGGTGATGTTGGCGTAGGTGTGATTGTGGCCATCTCGCACTTCGTCTAGCAGCTTGTGGGCCTGGTTGTAATTCACCATTTTTCCTTGTTGTACCAGGTGCTGACTGTCGCCACGCCTGGGCTGTTTTTGTCTGCCAGATATTGCTGGTACGTCTTGGTGTTGCCAAACTTGGGCTGCTGCCATTGGTGATGGCTGCACTTCGGTAGCTGCCCGTCAATCCTGACGCTCCAGCGGCTGTTGCAACCATCCACGCTGCACAGCAGGTCAGATTTTCCCTCCGGGATTTCCTCTTTTTTGAAGTTAGTGAGCGCCATGATATTTTCCTTCCACTATTTTTGCAAAATTGCTGGGTTTCAGAATCCACTCTAAATCGGCAGTAAAAGCTCGCCCGTCTTTGCTGTTGACCTTGCCAATCAAAAACTTTGATTTGTTGATGTGACCAAAAAAATCATCAAACCACTCTAGGACTGCGCTGGCGGTTGCTGGCTTGTCTTTGCCCAGTTCTGCCGCCACCTCCCGCCAACGTTGCCTCAAGTAGCCTTGCCTGGCAGCGTTCCAGACCTCGACTCGGCGCAAAGTTGGTAGCTGCTGGTGGTACAGGTCAATGACTCCTTGGTGGTTGCAATCCGGAATTTTTACCTCTGGGCCACCGGCAGGTGGACATATATCTGTATTCTTATGGTTATTGGTTTCTAGTTTATAGTTTATAGTTGCCTTTGCGATGGGTTGCGAGTCGGTAGCCACTGGGATACCCACTGGGTTCTTTTTGCGTCCACCAAGGCGTCCATTCGCCCTGTTTTTCTCAGCCATAGCGTGGTAGTGTTGTATTAAGTCATCACACTTAGCGTGAAACCATCCATCCTCATGCTTAACAAACATATCTTGTAAGACTTCATCCGCCACTTTTATTGCCACTCGCAACCGCTTGGCAACCCACTGGGTATCCAGGGGTATCTTGTTTTCAGTGTCGTAGTACATATCCAAAAGACGGCGGTAAGCCAAATCTTCTTCGTTGGATAGGTGAGCTGTTGCAGCCCTATAGTCGCCTATGTTGAATTGGTAGTAGTGCATCACGGCCTCCAGTCGGCCCAACCATGCACTTGCAGCACTAAAAATCGCTCGGTATCACAAGTTTTTGCTAAACGTGTGGCCTCCTTGATTGCAGCATCAAATGAATCGTGATAACAAGTAAACCGAAACGATTTAGCTGACCTAGCCTGCCGCATTACGACAAACTTTAAAGCAATGTTATCTAGGGGATTGTTGCCAATGAATTTTGGCTTTTTGAGAGTGAGTGTTGCCACTGCGTAACCTTACTGATGTCGGTTGCCGATACTGAAACACTGGTGGCAGGACGGTATCAGAATCGTCTTTTCGGGAGCTACCCTAGCCGTGTTTAACCAATTATAACCTATTAAACCATTCTGGCCTGCTTGCCTGTAGCTGCGCTAAGCGTTTGTCTGGCAATTTGCGCCACTGTGTAACCGCTGCTCTGGTCACTCCCAGGATGCGGCTCAGCATTGCCTTGCTGCCAGCTTTCGCAATAGCGTCTTGCAACGTTTTTGTGTGAGCCTGGGTGAGATGGTCGAGCGTGTGCATCCGGCTATTGTACACCATTTCCTTAGCATCTTTTATATAAAAAAGTTTGGTTTTTTGCGTTCTAAATAACAATTCTGTATAAAAAAAGATGAAAAAAGACTTGCAAGGTTAAGAAAATGGTTTACAATAGCGTCAATCCCCAGCAAATTGCAAAGGGTCTTTTTAGGAAACAAAATGCTTGAAAACATGATCAACCAGGCTAAAGAGGGCGGAAACGCCCGTGTCTACCACGCCAACGGAGATGCCCTGTCTCCCGCTGAATTGGCTGCTGCCCGTGAGCAGCTGGGAGAGATGGCATGAGAGCGCCAGGACAAGTGTGGCCACCAGTATCTGTGACCACTGGCGTCATTGACGCCGACGGGTATGACTCCGCTGGCTTTGACGTTAACGGTCTAGACCGACTCGGCGCGAGCCATGATGGACATTTTGATGCCGACGGGTATGACGTTTGGGGTATTGATCGCCAAGGATACGACAAAACAGGCCGCTATGCGGCAGGAGACTTTCTATGATCAATTTGACTCCCACCCCAGCGTTAAGCTGGGTCTTAGACAAAATGGCGGAAAAAACCGCCAAACCTTTAACCCCCAGGGATGCCTGGGGGATCAAGAGAACAAAACTGCGTGCCGCTATTGCGGCGGCAGAAACTGATCCCGGGCTCGACTGGGAACCGGGAAAAACAGCCTCGTACGAGGCTGCAAGAAAAGTTTTTGCAGAGGCAAAATCCGCTTTGAAAGCCTTTGATAGGCAAAATCCCCAGCCTCACGTTGAAAAAACGTGGAAAGACGTGAGCCGTGAAGACCCGCTGTTAAAGGTTATTTTTGGAGACTTAAAATGATAAATCTTACCCCCCATGACATCACCCTGCGGACACCTGCTGGGGATGTGACATACCCGGCATCTGGGCAATTAGCCCGTGTTAGCACCATTGCTACGCCCACGGGCGAGATGGTGGCTGGCGTACCAGTGGTACGCAACACCTACGGCCCGGTGACGGGGCTAATGCGTGATGCCAATGGTGTCCCGTTGCCGTGCATTGTTAGTGGCATGGTGTTAAGTGCGTTGCCGCCAGGCACCCAAAATGTTTACGCCCCAGCAACCGGGGTAACTGCCATCCGTAAAGATGGTCAAGTAATTGCGGTAATAGAGTTGGTGGCAGCATGATTGAATACGACGAAGACCTGGCTCAATACATGAGCGACGACAGTGAGCCTTGCGACTCAGACATTTGCCCAGCCTGTGAAGGCAGCGGCGAGGGCGAGTTTGATGGCAGTGTTTGCACTACCTGCCGTGGGCGGGGTGAGGCATGAACTGGGTGGCAGCGGGATTGGTGGCCTTGGTGCTGGGCACTAGCCATTATCTGGACTGGCCTAGCGAGATCGAGGCAGCGCAGGATGCTGTGGCAGCTTACAAAGCGGCTAAGACTGAGCAAGAGCGCCAAGCTAGGTTTGAGGCAGCAGCGCAGCAGATGTGTGGTGAGAACGCAGGCTGGCGGTTACTTGCTGATGGCGCTGTGCAATGTTTTACGCATCGTGGATTTAAAACTAAAAAGGTGACGCTATGAAAATTGACGCAACAATTGAAGAAATTAACAAGATTGCCAATCGTGTTTATGCCGGGGCAAATCCTGCTGATCGGCTGGCATTTGAGAATGGTATGTTGATAAGTGCATTGCGGGAAATGTCGTGCTTGCTGGATAACGCTGTTGATCGTTGCAAGCAATTGGAAATTGAAATTATGCACAAGGAAAATATATGACAACAAATCAAGTTTCAATGAATTTTGACCCAGATGAACTAGAAAAAATGATTCTTAATCTTGCACAAGTGCGTACTGGCATTCGTTTTAGTCATGTAAACATAGAAATTAAAAACAATGTAATTTGCAGCATTACTGTGTATTCAAAATTCATCTCTGGGATTAAACAGGAATAAATATATGACAACTATTACGATTCACCGAATTATATCAATGGAATTGACTAAGCCTAATTCTTTGAAAAGCGGCGCTGGCTTGTTTTGGCGGCGCAAATTGGAAGTAATTGACGAAAAAGGCAACAAGACTGAGATTACCTTGTTTGCAGATAGTGAATGGCAATTAGAAATTAAGGAGACTGTATGAAACTGATAGCTACCGCACTGGTCAAGGCACAGAAAGCCTTTGGGCCTGCTTTAAAAACCGCTACGAACCCGCATTTCAAAAGTCGGTACGCTGACCTGGCTGCTTGCGTGGAAGCTGTCATAGGCGGTTTAAACGACAACGGCATAGCACTTATCCAGAAATGCTACGACTGCACCGATGGCGTCATGGTGGAAACCATGTTCTTGCATGAATCAGGCGAAATGCTGGAGTGCGGCATCCTTCATGTACCAGCTGCTAAACATGACCCCCAGGGCTACGGCTCAGCGCTGACCTACGCTAGGCGCTACAGCTTGATGGCTGCTTGCGGAATAGCTCCAGAGGATGATGATGGCAACGCTGGCAGCAAACCAGCACCCAAAGTGTCTGACGCTACGGTCAAAGCATTGCTGGCAGACATTGCGGAATGCACCACGCATGACCAATTGAAGGAAGCATTTTTTAAGGGAATAAAAACTGTAGGTGATGACCAAAACTTTCGTGAGCAAATCACCAAAGCCAAAGACGCAAGAAAGGCAACATTGTGAGCATACTATTCCGGGCAAGCGCATTGAGCGCAATTATGACTGACGGAAAGGGTAAAGACGAACTGAGCGTGGGGGCCAAGACTTACGTCACAAAGCTGGCAAAAGAAATGATCTATGGCTACGATGAACGGGTTACTACGAAGTATATGGACAAAGGATTAAGGGTTGAAGACGAATCTATTGATCTGTACAACGCTGTTCACCTGACTAGCCATGCTAAGAACACCGAACGCAAGAATAATGATTGGATTACTGGAGAGGCTGACATTGTTGCTGATGACAAAATCATTGACATTAAGTCAAGCTGGTGCCTGACCACTTTCCCCGTCCTTGCTGACCAGGGCAGAGATACGGGGTACGAATGGCAGCTCCGGGCTTACATGATGCTTTGGGACAAGCCACGGGCAGACATTGCGTATTGCCTGATTAGCACTCCAGACGATTTGATTGGCTGGGAAAACAAGCAACTCCACCAGGTTGATCACATTAATCGGGAACTGCGAGTAACCATTGTGCCGTATGAGCGTGATGTGGTTTTGGAAGACAAAATCAAAATCAAGGTTCAAGCAGCACGGGTCTACTATGACCAGGTTATCCAAGAAATCAGCAAACAACATACCTACTAAAGAAAATCATGCCAAAAATTATCAAAGAAATATCCTGCATCACAGGTGAGTACAACAACGCATCTGGTGAGCGCAAGAAACGCTATCAGCGAATTGGGTCAATCATTGAGACAAAGAATGGGCCAATGCTCAAGATGGACGCTATCCCGCTTAAAGAAGGCGGCTGGGATGGCTGGGCATACATCAATGACCCTAAGCCTAAAGACGGTTATCAAGGCTTGCCCAAAGACGAAGACGATTTAGCATTTTGAGGTGCAACATGGATGATGATGACGATTACGAACTGGCAAACTGGATGCACCTGATTGCCACCTGCATCCTGGTGCTGTTTGCTTTGGTCGGCATCGCTGGCTTGGCTGGATTCATCTGGGGGATGCTATGAACACCGAAGAAGACGAATTCAAACGCATCGAACGCGAGGCCAAGCGCCGAGCAGCGCAAGCTGATGATGATGACACGCAGGACTACGTGAGGGGGCACTACACCGTTGAGCAGATGCTAACGTGGGGCAAAGCAACAGCGGAGGCAGAGCGTGAGGCTTGCGCGAAGGTGTGCGAAAGCCACGTCAGTTATCCGTCCCGACTGCATTTTGCCGAGGCCATCCGAGCAAGGGGAAACAAATGAAAGAAGAGTGGCTATTTCAAGGAGCCATAGTCCCGATAGATGCAGCAACTACCACTGCACTTGTTGCTGAAATCAAGCGGCTGATTGACGTTGTTGGCGGCATGGCCTTGGCACAGCCAGAGCAGCAAGCCAAGCCACCCGTTAACCAGTTCAACCAAGGTATTGAAGCCTGCATGAGTCGGCTGTACGAGATGCACCGCATAACGACAGGTAGGCACAACTTTTACGTACACGCAGCATTAGAGCTTGCAAAACTAAAGGAATTAACATGAATATCAAATCACAAACCATGCGTATGGTGCTAAACGCAATGAGCAGTGTTGAGCAAGACTGGCAACGCAGCGGCAAACCCAAGGACGAGATGATTAACCCAGACGCTCCTGTCGTCATCCAGTGCGGGGATTACTGCTACGAGATTGCAAGCGTTGGCGGAGACGGAGAGATTGACGGCTTTGTCATCATGCTCAAGCCCAATCCTGTGGGTGAGTGGCGCGGTATGGAGTACATCAAGTATGACTGACTTAAGACAAGCCGCGCAGCAGGCTCTGGAGGCGTTGGCAAGCTATAGTATTGGAGAACGTCTAGATGCTTCTCAAGTCAACGACTTGATTGCTCAATTGGAAGCCGCGCTGGAGCAGCAAGCCGAGCCACCAGAATGGCCGTTGATCAAGAACATCCTCAGCGAGTACGGGTTAGACGCGATTGCTTTTGTGGCTGAATTTAAGGCAGCGCAGCGCCAATGGGTAGGGCTGACGGATGAGGAGATCAAAGCACTTGCCTCTTGGTGGCCCAGTTATGACCAAATGCCCGCTTTGATGGTTTTGGCAAAAGAAATACAAGAAAATTTAAAGGAGCGCAATCATGGATAACTGGCCCTTTCCTACTGAACTGCCCCCGGCAAAGCCATCTAAACCAATACCTATCAACCCTGAAAATTATGAGGACGCACCGTTTTAAAATATGACTATTACAGTACTGTCAAAAAAAATTCGTGACGCTTTGGCCCAAGCACCAGATGGCATGACTGCCAGTGAGCTGTCCTTTGCGCTTGACGTTGGCGCATCTCAAATCAGCAGATCACTCGCGCTGATGCCTGATGTCTATATCGACCGCTGGGTCCAGACTAGGACCAAATACGCAGCCGTCCACTGCCTGGCGTTTGTGCCTGATGATTGCCCGTATCCTGGGCGACAGGCTTAGGACAGGAACAGCGCCCGTTCGTCGTTCCGGCGCTTAACCAGGCCAGGCAGCACCTTGCCACCGCCCTTTGTAAACTTTAAGAATTCGTCGGCAGCTTCTTGCGTCTCGCCCCGAAGAACCTTTTGACGGAGGGTGCTTCGCTGTACGCCCCCCAAACCCAGATTAAAGCTAAAGCTGACAAGAGCATCGTTTTGACCTGCGGTAAGCACCATAGGAAAAAGTCGGGCGACCCCAACCTCAAATCGCTGGAGATCAGTACTAAGGATTCCATCTACTTCCCCCGCTGAAAAAGTACGGTTATCATTTTGTTCCAGCGGAAAAGCGTCTCTTTGATCGAGTGGTAAAGCACCTTGAGCCGGGTATAAAACATGGCCTACTCCTACAGTCCAAAGTTTTGCTGGGCAACGGTATGGCTTGAGCCGAACGCCTTCATGGTGCTTAATCATCTCTTTGCAGCGGTCAGAGACTTTCAATCTTTGCCACCTTTAAACGCCCGTCCACCGAAATGGAAGCTGATGATTGACGCAAAGATGATCTGCGTGTCGGCGTCCCACAGTTTGGCAATCAACACATCAAAGGCAATGTCCCGCTGCCATGCGTAGACAAAACCGCCGATCTCGACAAAAGCAAACAGGGCAAAGAATCCGTAGGTCAGTATCGGGCGCACACCGGAGCGCAGGTTAATCATCCACTGGCTGGCTCCTTGACCGATGGCTATGTCGTGTGCATAGAGTGCAGCGCGTTCTGATGCCTCTGCTTCAATGGCCTGCCCCTCTACCTTGATCTCCTCTACCCGCTGCTGGGCCTCAAAGCCAGCCTTGCGTAGCTCCAGTTCGCGCTCAATTTGCAACTGAGCCATTGCCATCTCATGCTTCTTGTCGGCCTTATCCTGAAAGAACCCAAGCAACTTGGGCAAGCCGCCAGCGAGGAAGCTGATGAGCGTTGAGAGTAGGGTTAGCATTATCCATCTCCAACAATTTGCCAGGTCAACCAGGCCACCAGGCCAACTATGGACGACACCAGCGCAGACCATAAACCAAAATTCACAATGTCGCTGATCTCTTCTGCTCTTA